AGGAAACGAACGTAACGACTGTGCCGCCGATCGTCACTGTTGCGGCTGCGCTAGGATTCACCGAGTAAGTGACTGAGCCAAATGCGGTCGGAGCCGAGGCGAAGCTCAGGGTCGACGTTGCGCCGGTTGTGCCGTCCGTGATCTGGAATTGCGCAAAGCTCGAGTTCCATACGCAGGTCGAGCCTGGGACGGCCGAAGCAAGGGCAGTCTGAATCAGCGCTGCGATGCCATTCAGATTCGTCGACGAGCCAAAACTGGCTGGCGAGATCGTGTACGGCGTGCCGTTGATGGTGATCGAAAACGCGGGCGAGGTGATCGCGGTGAAGTTAGCGATAGCCTGTTGCGCCGAGGACAGCGTCGCGCCGAACAGTTGCGCTGCAGTAGCGGTTTGCGCCCACCGACCGATCAGCACATTGGCCGGTTGCGGCGACTGGCCGAACCATGCCACCGAGGCAAGGTATTCAGGCGCCGTCGTGCCAAAGTCCGCGGCGACTGCCGGCGAACTGAAGTACTCTCGCATACGGGATGCGACGTCGATTACAGGCGACGAGCCAAGAATCAACTCGGTGTTCAGGTTCTGCGCCTGCGCCGCGTTCGGCGACAGATTCACTGTCCCCTGAATCAAGCGAGAGATAGGAAGTTGACTCGTCGTCATTATTGAGTTCCCAATAGAAAAAGCCCGCACGGTGGCGGGCTCAGAAAGTTTTGCGTGAGAGTGTTACTGGTCGACGATAATCGATTCAGTGCGCGGATCGGAATCGACGGATGCTTGCGCGGAAAGAACTGTGAGGACTTGATACGTTCGGACAACCCGGCGGCGAATGCGCATGCTCAGATCGAATCGGCGCACCCATTGCTGATTAACGAGTGCTGGAGACGTCACGATCGAACCGACTTCCACCAGTCCCATTTCGAACTGATCGAGCGTTGAATTGTTCTGCGCAACGTACATCCCGTCCCGCACCTGTGAAGCGAAGTTCAGAGCATTCACGCCGTAGAAACTACACAGGACGGTGATGATCTCGTGCCGGATAAACGTATCCGATCCGTTGCCATTCGGGTTGTGCTGCTCGTAGGAGTTGGCGTCGTGCTCGATACCTGTCACGCCCACAGCACACCAGTTCGTGGCCGGCTCGGGCTGCTTCGGTACCGTCGCCTGCCATCTCGGTCGAACCATGTTGCCGGGCAAGCCCGTAAGCCCGACTATCAGTTGCTGGAAGATCGAATCGAGGTCTGCGTCTTCCGCTGGAGGGTTGCCGGCGGGTTGAAGGTATCCGGCGACGCTGGAATCACCCGCCATTTGAACCTCCCGACAGCGGAATCAGTTCACAATTCGCCGCGGTGAAGCCGATGCCGAAACGAGACCAATCGCCAACGTTGGTGACCGTATAACGGCGACCGTTCCATGTGACGATGTCGGCGTCCATGCCATCACCGCCAGCCTGAAGCAGGAAGCGGCTATGAACTGTGATCGAGCCGTTAATGCGCGATCCTTCAGCCAGGCGCATCAGAAGGTCGCCGCTGTTGTTTGTCACCACGCCATAGAAGGGCGTAGAGGTCGCTGAATCCGCCGCGATGCCGTTATCGTCGACCGTCTGCGTTTGGCGAGCACAGACGAGGCTATCCACGAAATCCGGATCGAGCAGGATTTCGGAGACGTCAAGAAGTGGCATGGCTAGTCTTTGTCGCGGACGACGTGCGTGATGGAATTGCGAAGCGCTCCGCTGTTTATCAACGGAATAATGCCGGCCTCAGTCTGAGCCTGCGCCGGATCAGTACCAGAATCGACCGCTTTCAGATACGACTTCTCGTCATCGCGCATGCTCTTTGTCTGCCGGGACCGATGTCGATTCCTGATTGTTTCGGGGGAGAGCGCTGGCGGGATATTGCTTCCGATCTTTCGCTTCACCGACGACTCAGCGATCAGGCCGGCCGCCGTCAAGCCGCGTTCTGCGGCAGAACTGTTGCCGCTCAGCGCTGCGTCCGCCGCTTTCCCAAGGCGATCGGCGCACTGATCCTGTACATCAGCGACACCAGGCACAAGGAAAGGGCGCGCGGGAACGTTATGCTCGGGAGATCCAGTCTCCATCACATAGCCGATTTGGGCATTAGTGATTGGCGTATCGGTGCGCTCGGGAGCGCTGTCAGGAATGCCGACCAGGACGTCTTTCCGGGTCAGTTTGTTGATGGCGTCGATGATCGACTTCAGATTATCAGCCGTCATCGTTGCACCGGACTTCATATTGCCTCAACAGTTAATCTGCAGACCTCCAGCGCCGAACATGCGGGCCAGCGTCAAATACCGGACACCATACGATGTGAGATTCCAGAAACCGCCACCGTCGATGATTGCGGCCGATGTGTCATAGCTGACACTTACCTTATCTACCGCTTTCGATGCCTGCGGCCCTGTCATGATGCCCGGGGTTCCGCCGGTAGCAGCAGCCGCCTCATCGCGCACCGATAGCACCAGGTGGTGCGCCGTCACGAGTTCAATGCCGATGTTAGTCAGTTCGACCCATCGGTCAGCGTTGACGAGCGATGCCGCCACCGTCAGCCACGTTTGAACCAACGAATCCGGGTAACGCGTGGGATCATTGAATTCGGGGAAGTCCGATCGTAGCTGAGCAGGGGTAACGGTCATGGTTTCGCGGGTCGTGCAGGTTTGCGCTTCTCGTCCGGTTCTACCGCGGCGATGGGCGCTTCGTCTGTGTGAAGCAGAACCCACCAGTGACTTTCGTACTCGGCGGGGATTTCTTCACCGGCCTTGATATACAGCGGCCGGCAGTCGTCGCGGGTCAGGGTGAAATCCTGATTGGCGATGCGGGTCATATTATGCTCCGGTAATCAGCCGGGAGAAGTCAACTGGTAACAACTCCCGGCTCTCGCTTAGATCGCGTCGCGATAGGCAGCCGTGACCCCATAGCGGAACTCGATCTGACCGAATCGCGACCAGTAAGTCGTGATTTGAAAGAGCGAGCGATACTCGAGCGGCGTGCGCTGGAGTTCCGTCATCGGGTACTGGACGTACTTCTTGTCCTTGGCGTAGGCGACCATGCGGTCGACCGTGCCAAGCGTACCCGGCGTGCCACCGACACCCGCGCCGATCAGCCACTTCAGCGGGAGAATTTCCAGCTTCGTGCCCGACTTCGTGCTGATGTTGTTCTCGAGCAGGTACGTCAGGATCGACTGGTTACCCGCCGTGCTGACCAACTGAGCTGCGATGTAACCGTACTGTGCCGGCGGCAGCAGAAGGCGATTCGGCATGACCTTCCAGCCCGAAGCCTGCCACGCGCTCGTCAGGATTTCGTTGACGTCCTTCAGAATTTCAGCGGGCGTCTTGGTCGTCCATTGCGGCGTCGTGCTTGCGCCATTCGCGACGTTCTGGAAGCTGCCGACCAGCGAATTCGAGTTCACGAGGCCGCCGAATCCCAGCGTCGAGTCACCGAAATAGATCAGTTGATCCAGGTCCATGTTGCGCTTCAGGTTCATGCCTTCAACCTTCTGCGCATCGACCGGCGTACCGAGAGCCTGAGCCTTCACCAGTTCGGGCACGGTGTACTTGACTTCAGCACCCCACAGGCGCATTGCCTGACCCGTCTTGCCGATGTCCAGCGACGGACCGGCAAGTGCATTGCCTTCGTTCGAGATCCAGTTCAGGCCGCCCGGCGTCATGCCGCCAGCCATCGCAAATGCCGAGTTCGTGAACGACGCGATTTCGTCAGCCGGCGAAACGTCGGTGCGGATGTCAACGTCGCGCGACCACGTGTATTCAACCAGCGGCTCGTTGAGCGTTTGATCCAGACGTTCCAACTGGCCGATCAGGAATGCACCGGTCGAGTCGATCGTCATCTGATCGTAGGTCATCATGCCGTCGGTCGTGAAGTGACGTGCGAACTTGCGCGACGCTTCAGCGATTTCCCGGCGCTTGAGGAATTTTTGAACAGACATGTCCATTGTTTTGTTGCTCCAGAAACGAAAAAACCCGCGCTAGGCGGGTCTGTAAGCGGATGCGCCGTTAGGCGCCGGGATCTCAAATATTTACAGCTACCTCGCAAATGCCGAAGGCATCAGCGGGGCCGGTGAAGTACCAGTTCGACGGCATGGCGATCGTGTTGGTCGTGTCCGATGCGGCTTCGAAGCCACCAAGCGGCTTGCCAGCGGACGGCGTGGCGACACGCACATACACCGTGCCGCCCTTGGTTGCCGCAGCGACGCCACCGAGCGAAACCATCACGTAGCCGCGCTTCAGGATGTCGGTGACGCCCGAGGTCGGCGGGGTCGACGTACCGAGCGGGTCGGTGCCATTGCCCTGAATCGGGTAGGGGCGCAGATTCACGCCTTGCACGAGGGCCGCGGTATCGCCCGACAGGTTGATCGGCTGCACCTTGCCGGCAACGTACTTGACGGCTACGCCAAACACGGTCGGCGGCGTAGCCGAGTCGATCAGTTGAGTCTCGATCGTCGCGACTTCAGCGCGTTGGAGATCACCGGCGAAACCAGCCGGCATGCGGAATTGATAAGCTTGCAACGAGGGCATGTCGGCTCCTTACTTACGGTTCGCCCAAAATTCGGCGTGGATCTGGTTGATGTCTTTTGCTTCTTTCGCGGCGTCGGTCGTCTTGCGAGCGACAGTCTTGTTCTTCTGCTTGACGAGTTCCGACGAAGCGTGGAACGCCATCTTTGCGGCGTCGCACGTCATCTTCGACACGTCGGCGTCGCCAACGATGGCGCGCACAAGGTCGGCGTTGTCGTTGGTCAATGCAGCGCGTAGGGCGCGACGGCGGAGCACGCAGATCGAGTCCGCGGTCTTCTTGCTGTCTGCCTTAGCGTCGAACGTCGGCAGCTTCACGCCCGGAGCGAGGATTTCGGCACGCGCCTTGGCGTCCTGGAATTCGTCACGGAACGAAGCGGAATCGTTGGTCGACTTCTTCTCGTCGTCCTTCTTTTCCTCTTCTTCGTCCGAGTCCTGGGTCATGTCTTCATCACCGTCGCCGTCCGACTCGTCGTCCTGGGTCTCGTCCTTCTTCTCTTCCTCGGAGTCAGCGGTCGGGCCAGCTTCGAGTTTGGAGACGCGCTCTCCGATTGCAGCGACGGACTGGGCGACTGCGTCGATCGCAGCGATGACTTTCGCCATCGGATCGTCGCCAGCACCTTCGCCTTCGCCTTCGCCATCATCGGCAGTCGTGCCAGCACCAGCGCCAACCTTCTCAGCGCCCGGCATGTGAATATGGATGTCGGGCATGTTGTTCTGCATGCCCTCCGATTCGTCCTTGACCTCTTCAGACAACGCTTTTTCGAAGGCTTCCGAATCGCGCGTCATGAAGAGCTTGCGCAGCTTGTCCTTGAGGGATTCAGCGCCTTTCTTCGTTGCCATTGATGGATCTCCAGTGGAGGTTGGTTTTGAATCCTGCACTGAGCAGGCGTCGCCGCAGCGAGCTTGGCCCGCCAGCAGCGCAACGTGGTTTCCCACGATGTCGGTTTGTCGCGCACGTCCTGGCGCGATCTGGATGTAGGCTGCTTCGTATCCGTTGCTGATTTCGCGAAGCCGCTTGGTCTGCACGTCGTGAATCGCGCCCTTGTCCGTGATCAGCAGGTCTGCCATCAGGAAGTCACTCATCTCTGCTTCGCCACGGCGCACGTTGCATGCGTAGCCTTTGGCGTAGACGATCCAGTTATCTGGCGTGACCGGCTCGCGGGGATGCTCAATCGTTACTGGCGCACCCTCGAAAGAGGCAATCGACTCAGGATCGAACACATCCTCTTCGTGGCGCTCAACGACAATGATTCCGTCGTCGCTGGGCTCGATGTCAGGCAGTTCTACATCGGCGTATTCCTGAGTGCCGATGCGTGCGATTGGCACGTCCTGGCAAAGCAGAAATCCGGCCGCAGTCAGCGATTGTTTCGGGCCTATCTGCTCGGTCGCGAGAATGCCACTGGCAGTAATGGCGTCTTTCGTCGGCGCGCGCTTGCTCACGCACGCTTTGCATTGGCACGCGTGGGACATGGGTATGGGCGTAAAAAAGCCCCGACTGCGCGGGGCTTGGTGTGGGGTTTGGCTGTGCTACAGCAATCGACCGTTCTCTTGAGCCCAGTCGATGGGGTCTTTCTTTCCCTTTCTGACATTGCAGTCCGGGCAGAGAATCTGAATATTACTGATGTCGTTTGAACCGCCGAGCGCTATCGGCATGATGTGGTCAACGTGACTGTTTTTCTTGATCGATTCTTGGCAGCAGGCGCATTTGTATTGCTGCCGTCGCTTCAGTTCCGCTATCTCTTGACGCGTATGCTTTCCGCCGACGTTACTCTTTCTGGCGCGGCGAAGGTGGGTCATCGCAAGTTGCTGCGCTTTAGCCTTCTCGGGATTCTCTCGCTTCCACTTCTTCCGGGATTCAGCTACTTTTTCAGGATTGGCGAGCGCCCATCTCCGATTATTTTCGAGTCTTCGATCTGGATTTTCCTGCTTCCATTTCTTATTCAGAGCAGCATAGTGCTCTTTCTTCGCAAGATAGTCGGCGCGCGAAAGCTCTCGAACGCGGTCAGGATTTTTCTTTCTCCATGCCGCGCTTCGGATGCGCATACATCCAAGGCAGTTTCCTGACGATACCTGCCTCTCCTCTAGATGACCGTTAGAGCATGGCTCTCCAGTGAAGTAGCGAAGCTCACCTGCTTTCCGCGCCTCTGCGCGAGTGGCGATCAGACGAGGGTGTACAATGGCGTCAGCCATGCCGCTTACCTCCGCAATAGGTAATGGTGTGGTTAGAGCCCTCGGGGTGTTAGCGCACTTCGGGGGCTCGCTCATTATAGAGCAGAATCATCCATCAATTATCGGCTCCATCCAGCATCGGCAGTTGAAAATCTGTCCTGGAAATGTCTCCGTGCCGTCCGAGAGGCGAGGCGGCTTGTCGAGCGCGAAAACCTTTCCATCCATCTCTCGATGAGACTTTCTCACGGCGCCATCGTGGCTCGTATGCCAGATGGCGTGAGTGCAGCCGATGCTTTCCGCTCTGGCTTGAGTCAGCACCGAAGCCGTTCGCGCGGTCTCGGTTCTCGCAATGAGAGTGGCTCGCGATGCAGTCACGGATTCGGTTTCGAGAATCGCCTTCTGAATTTCCTGAAATCGCGTCGAATCTTCGATTCCAGCCAACGTCAGCCGATGCACTCGCTGCGCCGCCTCTAGCGGAATGCTCTGTATCAGCGTGACCTGCTCAGCCAGCAACGCCTGCATCACACGGCCGGTCGGCGCATTGCGAATCTCTTCCCGCAAGCCCCGCGATAGCTCTTTCGCCATCGTCTGCCATGCCTGCTCATCCCGCAGCGCGACGTCCATCAGCATGTTGCTGGCGGTCTGCGTCGCCCAGCCCTTGAGCATGTCGGAGTAGGCTTTGAGCAACTGCTCGATGGTCGGCGCAGCGGACATGTCGCCCGGCGTGAACGGCGCGACGATTGATCCGACCTGCTGCGCTACCTTGCGAAGCTGCAACGCATATCGCTGCTCGATGCGCTGCGTCTTGACCGGGTTGCGGTTGCGCTTGCGGTCAAGGGTGAGCATGTTTATCGGTAAGGGAATCGCTGGTTGATTATCTCGCTCAATTCCTCAACCCACTCTGACGGGATGAGGCGCTGTGCATCGCAATAGCGCTGAATCGCACCGAGAATTTCCTTCATTCGGCGCTCTTCAACGATGAACCGAGGCGTCAGTCCGAGCGGCGGCTTTTCGGAGGGGCACGTCATTTCTTTCTCCACCGTTTGAGCCAGTCGAGCGCAGACCCCGAATCGCCCATCAGCTTGGACACATCAGGCAAGTCCGCTTCGCCCGGAGGCGGGGCAGCTTTCGCAGCCTCTTCGGCTTCCGCGATGGCCGCGTCGTCGATGCCGCCGAACATGCCAGTAACGGGCGCAGATGCTTTCAGTTCCTTCATGCCGGTCGGAATGTCGATCAAGCCAGCGTCAAGCGCATCCGTAATGGCTTGCACTTTTTTCGTTGCGATGTCGGCCTTTTCGGCCTCAGGCGCGTCGTCAAGAGTGCGGAACGTGAATTGGAATCCGTCGTCCAGCGGCTTGCCGAGGGTCGACATGGACATCACCGCCAGCAAACGCTGAAGCGGCGTGCGCAACTCCTTTTCCTGCTTCTGATGAACCTTCTCGTGGTACTGGCGCCGCGGGCCTTCTCCGGTGTCGCTCAGACCACTCGGCGATTGGCCGAACAGGCGGGCAAGAGGAATTCCGGTTGCACCCGAAAGCTGCTGGGCGAACTGGATCAGTACGTCCGACAGTCCCGAGAACGAATACTGGTGCGTAGTGAAGTCGTCTTCAGCGTCGAGTACGGTCATGCCTTCGTTTGTCTGCGCAAGGCGAGTGAACTCGATCTGCGCTCGCAAGCCGGCCAAAGCCGGACCGCCTGCCGCGATGATGTCGCGCAAGCCCTTGACCTTCATTACGCGAAGGTGGGCTTTGTAGACCAGTTGTCCGGTGCCGACAGACGCGCTGTCGAATGCAATCAGGCGATCCCACAGCGGCTCGAGCACGGACAATCCCCATCCGTTCTCAGCTACGCGCTGATAGAAGGGCAGGTCTGCGCCTTCCATGCGGATCACACGGCTGTAGTGAATCTTCGCCTTGGGGATGGCGGCGTAATCCGCGATGACGTTGTAGAACATCGGCTTGCCCATGTCGGGGCCGTATTCGGTCACTACTTCACCAACTGGTGGCGAGACCATCCAGCGATCGAGAATTAGCAAGCCCTTGAACTGGCCCTTCGCGACCGTTTCTGGCCGGAGTGGCGTTGCAAGGTCTTGACCCTCGATCAACATCACCGCAAGCGAGCCGCCATACAGACGCGCCCACTTGCCGTTTTCGCACAGACGATCCCAGATGCCTAGGTTCGTCATGTCGTTTTCGAGCGCCGTCACTTCGTCGGGATCTAGGCCTGACATTTCGATGCCGCACCGGGTCATGTCTTCCGGGATGGCGTCAACGGCAGCCGCAACGATCCACGAGCCGCGATATGCCGCCTCAAGCTGGATGCGGTTACGGCTCTGATAGGTCAGAGCGTAGGTCGACGCAGACGACTGGTTGTTGGTGCCCCAGCCGAGTTGCGCAGTCGCATTGCTGAAGCTGTCCGATGTGCGGACTGCCTGCGTCACGCCGGCCTTCTGGTTTCGACGTGACTTGGACATGCGCGAGTGAATCCTTGCTTATAGAGGCGCGGGCGCCGAGTAGATTTATCCTGCGAGCGCAGCCCATTGAGCAAGGCCGCCACCAATCAGATGCGAGAACGCTCGCGAGAGTGAGTCGATCTGATCGTCGAAACTTCCGTTCGGGAACATTCGCATCTCGTCGATCAGCGCTGCATTCCAGCTACCGCGGAGCATGACGACGTTGCCGACGTTCACCTGTGCAGCGAATGGCTCGGCTCGCGTAACCTTGTCGCCAGATTCCGGCGACGTCGTGACTGGGTAGCCGACGAGCTCGCGCGTGAGGTACAGGACTTGTGTCTTGCCAGCCTGCCCAGGGTCTTGCGGGATACTTATCTTGGTCGAGACGCCATCCTGCGAGGCTGTATTGACCATCGCTGCATCGCGTTCATCAGGGCCGACGCGAAGTCGAACCATGTCTGCGATAACGAAGCGACCATCAGGCAGACGGCCAATCTTGCCGCCCGCGGTGAAGTCGCCATCCGTGGTGCTGGCCAAGTCCCAGCCGCGCACCCACTGGATGTGGCCGTAGGGCAGCGCATCAATGACCTGAATCTGGTCAGGCATGAATATTCCGCCTTCAGCCGGCGCCGGGCGTTGCTGATACTGCCCGGCGAACGTATAAGGCGATGCCGCTTCCATGCGGCGCAATTCTTCGACGCTGTGCTTTTCGGGCCACAGCGCTGTACCGTCATCCTGCAGAGCAGGGAGGCATACATGCTCCCACTTCTCGCCGTTACCGCCAGCGAGCAGCCATCCCGCCAGATCGCTCTCATGCAAGCGCTGCATGATGAGGATGATCGGCGTGTCAGGTGAGTTTTTACGGGATTCGAACGTGTTCTGAAACCAGTCGATGACGTTCTGGCGCATCACATCGGACCGGGCTTCATCCGCCTTGTGCGGATCGTCGATCAGTAGTGCGCCACCAAATCCGGGCCGATGCTTACCAGCGCCATAACCGGTGATCGTGCCGCCCGCACCAACGGCGTACATGATGCCGCCAGCGCTAGTGCGCCATTCGTCCTTTGCCTGGCTATCTTCTCGCAGGCCGATGCCACTGAAAATGGCCCGATAGATCGGCTCTTGAATCAGCCCACGGACATCCCACGAGGATGCTGCCGCCAAGCGTCCGGAGTAGGACGTGTAAATGAACTCGCTGTCGGGCGCGTGACCCAGTGACCATGCGATGAACGATTTGACGAGTTCGGTCTTGCTGTAGCGAGGCGGAATGTTGATGATCAACCGCTTTGTCTCGCCGCGGAAGATCTTCTCTAGCGCGTCGCAGATCAGGAAGTGATGACGCGCTTCCTGCCACTCGTAGCCGCGCCGATACTTGAATACGGTCTTAGCAAACGAAAGCAGGCTATTTCTTGCTTCGCGCCTTTCCAGCAACAGCCGCGCCGCTTCCTGCTGCGATAGCGGCAAGTTGTTCATCCGTCATCTCGATTGGGGTCGCGGGAACGAGCGGAGCGCCATCCTTGCCAGTGATTTCCTGCTCCACCTTGTCGCGCCACTTCCCGCGCTGTCGGTTCTTTAGCCAGAAGATCGCCGCTGCCGTGTCGGGCGGGTAGATCTTGGTGATGGGCGTCTCAACGATTGCGCCGTTGACTACGCGAAGATCAATCTCAGGATGTTCAAATCCCATCGCTCGCTGATGCAGCCGGTCGGCCACATCGGAATCAGCTTGCGCCTTTCCCTTTTTTATGGACTCGGAAAACCCCGGATGGACCTTCTTCCATTCGTGTATCGAGTCTTCCGACACCTCGAAGAAGTCGGCCAGTTCGATATCAGTCGCACCCAGAAGACAAAGCTTCCTGGCCTGCTCATCGAACTCAGGCCGGTATTTGCTTGGTCTTGCCATGATCTGAGTTATCTATTTCTTTCAGGGGCGCAGCGCATCGGATAAATCCACTCAAGAGTAGGGGCTGGACTTTAACCAGCGACCTGCAGGTTCGGGCGCAGCCCTAAGCCTGCCGCTCTCCAATCACTGAGCTACCCTACTGTTGAGCGGCTCCACTCTCTCGGCGGCACAATCACAATCGCCGCGAGCAGGATGCAGTAGGCGAGGGATAGGGTGGTGGGGGTGATCATGCGGCCACCTCGAACATCTCGGGGACAACCGTGTTTCTAGCCACCTCACCATATGCGACGTGGTAGGTAATCGCCTGAGCCGATCGTTCGGACACGTAGCCATGGCGCGCTGAATGGGCGTCATTCGCCGCAAGCGTCCGATGCTGCACAACGGTCACGCCGTTATGCTCTTTCTCATCTTTATGATGCTGATGACCCGTATGGATCACCCGCTTCGTCGTCGCTCCCCACATTGCCGGAAACTTCGAAGCGAACAGCAGCGGCATGTTTTCCTTCCGGGTCAAGTGACCGTGGTGGAAGCCAAGCATGTTCGTGCCGTGTTGCCATGCGTAATAGGGCGATTCCGAATCGATCACCTCGACGCGCGGCTCGTTCTCGTAAAGTGCACGGAACATGGCGCGAAGCCATACGCTAGAACTGAGGTCGTGATTCCCTTCCGCCATCAGCACGACAACCTTCTCGTGCCGCTCCAGCGCGAAATCAACGATTCTGCGCAGCACCCGAATGGCTACGCCAACGATCTTTGAATACCGCCCGTCCTGGTCGAGGATATTCGAGTGAAGGGGCGTCACTGGCAACATGCCGCCGCTCCCGTCGCTATGCAGGAAATCGCCGAGCTGCGCAATGAACGCGGTGCTCGCCTTCGGTGCGGCTTCAATCATGTGCGCGAACGCTGCAATCAGCGTGCGTTCAGCAATCTTCAGATCCCAGTCGGCGCCAGTCTCTTTACCCCAAGCCAACATGCCAAGGTGGTAATCAGTGAACGTGTACAGGTTGCACAGCGCCTCGCAGGTGCCTTTGGGCATCGGGGCTGGCTTCACCCGCGGCAACGTCTCTGCCATCGCGGCGCACGCCTCGCGGAAGATCTCCGCCTGGCGATCAGCGTTCACTGCGGACTTCACCCACTGCGCGCGAGGCTTCCCCTCGTCGTCATAGTAGGTCGACACGCCCTTGACCATGAAACCGTCTGGGACGGTCTTGGTCATGTCATGGCGCGGGCTGAAACCCATCTTCGCTGCCCGGATCTGCAGCGCATCGAGCGCGCGGATGATCGAGCTGTGATGGACGTCCAGCGCCTTGGCCGCTGCGTTCGGCGAGCCATGCTCAAATATGGCTTTCAGGAAATCCGCCTCCCGCGGCGCGGCAAACTCCAACAAACCTTTGTCGTATTGTCGTGCTGCGGCCACGGTTTCCCCTTTATGAATCTAGTTTTGCGCTGAAGTCGCCACAGAAATCATCGGCAGCGACTTGCGGCCATACATATAAGCCGTCATACACGCCAATCGGCGCGTACCGGCGACATCTGAATTCCTGCTCGGCAAACTCGCTGTGCCGACACGTCTTGCATATCTCCGTGCGCTCAGCGACAACCGGTTCTTTCGGCTTGCGAGGCATCAGATCACCTGGATATTGGTCCCGGCTGCTGGAATCGCACCAGCGACCGCCGTTGGCGTCGCCCGTGATCAGCAGGCTAATTCGCTCACGACAGACTAGCGCGGGCAGCCGGTCAGGCTACCCGTATCTAAGAGCACGGCATTGAATAAAAAACCGTCCGAAGACGGCAGAGTAGCCAAGGGGAAGCTACTAGCGAGAAGAATGGGTGAGGGAGTCCGCGACTAGCAGGCAGAGCCCCATCCGTTTGCGGGTTGCCATCTACATAAGCGGCGGCGCAATCTAGTGAGCCACATCACATGCGGCAATGTCCTCTACCCGGCGCCCGCACATGTGCGGATTGTTCTGGGATCGCTGCGGACATCAATGGTCGATTGCGGCTGTCACCCTCGTGCATGCCGCCTTGGTAGGCTGCTACGTGCGATTTAACGGCGGCCCTCCTGGAAGGTTCTGTGCGCCGTACTCTTTACCCAAGCCAGTTCGGACCGGGCGGCATGCATGAAGGTCGTCCGTTGTGCCGCAGGGGTAGACGAGACCCTAGTACCATCGGCGTTTTTGGTGCTCCACCGCCCGTATCAAGCTGCCGAGCCTATCGGCTGGCGACGGAGCGGGGGATCAGTCCAACTTGTCTTCTACCCGGCAGCACACTGGCCGCCCATCCATCATCCGCGAGCACCAGAAGCAAAGCGGCCCGAATGACTCATACGTCACTCGTCGGGTTCCAGCGTCTCCGCCAGATCGGTCAGCGTTTTCGCCATCCCGAGGTTCAGCGTGGCGAGCCAGAGCATCCATGCGGTCAGCGGATTCATTTCGTCAATCGCCGCAACTCATCCAGCCGCGCGATCATCGAAGCCCTGAGCGCCGGATCGATGTTGCGCATGCGCTCCAGATCCAACTCCAGGCTGTCGATTAACTCTTGTGCGTTCATTGCTTACTCGAATTCTGGCCGGCGAACCGGCAAGAGGCGTGTTGCGCGCCTGCGGGCGGGTTACAGCTCACGAACGGGCTGCGGCGGGGTGAATAGTGCTTCGGCTCGCCGACGCGCTTCGCTCCATCCAGCTGTAACCGTGAGCGTTCGGCGCTTCTCGGCGCGCTTTTCAGCATTGGCCTGCGCCGCCTGCTTTTCCTCAAGTACGCGCTCGGGGTTCCCGTACATTCGGGATTCGAGGGGAGTGGGGAAGCGCATGGCGGGGCCGGAAATGAAAAAGCCCGCGAGGGCTTTCACCTGGCGGGCTATGGATTCTTTGGGCGCTTCTTCAGCACCACGTGTGTAAAGTACCCTAAAATCGATGGGTATACAACCCTTTTTGCGAAAATATTTTAGAGCACTCGCTCCAGCACTAGTAGTCCGCTTTTGGTACGCCCGCATCGCTTCCATCCAGCCATGAGAAAGCAAAATCCAGGGTTTGCTGACTTGACCTTTTCTGAATCGACGTAGGTGTAATGCCGGCTATCAGGCCAGAGGCAATCAGCAATTGCGTCCGCTTGGCGAATGAGGTCTGAGCTACGGATCGCGGTTTCGTTGCGGAAGACGGCGCAGTTGATGCCGGCTTGCTTCCCCCCAGTCCTTTCGTCAATGCAATCGTCGACGAACTTTCGCCACACGAAACATGCATCTCCTCGCTCAGTTCGCAGGACGACTTTTTGTCCGGGCCCGACGAACAGTTTCCGCTCTCGTCCGTCTTGGTAGTGGTAGGCGGAGTAATGGCGCTCATAGAGTTCAATGCAGTCACGGTCGCCGTCCTGAGATAGCCACCAGATCGGCGTTACCAATCGATCCATGCCGCGGCCACCAGCAACGCGCATTCAAGCCCGAAGACGAGCAGAAATTGGAGATCGCATTGACTCATGCCGCCACCTCCATAACCTTTATCAGACCGCGCGTCACGAATTTCGGGAGCAACAACTCCTTCGCGTCCTGATAGTACTGGTGAGATTCTTCGGGACTCAGGCGCGGATTAGAGAACACGGAATATCCAGCGCGCTTATTGGTCATGGATGTTTGAATTGCCGCTCTGTGTTGCCATGTCGGCAGAGCATCGACACACGCATCCACAGTCTCGCCATTGCGCTTGAAAATCTTCGCGTCTACGGCCTCGGAGCGCTCTTGATCCGTCTGATGCTTTGCCGGAATCTCGTACTCACGACAGGTGGGTGAGCAGCGCGGGGCTCCCAGTTGCGGACGATAGCCGTCCTGCCAGCGATGCCACTGGATCAAGAGTTCTTCAACTTGCTCGGATTGGTCTTGCGTCATTTTGAACCCCCGACCACGTTGCTTAGGTTGACGAACTCGCCGTGGTACTCGACCGCCGCACTACGATATGCTGCGTGAGCCTGTTCCGGCGTTTCGAACGACCCTAGCCACTTTTGCTCTCCGTCAACCTTGATCGACGAAACCCACTTCCGATTGCTAGCGCTCCAGCTAACCCCCTTTAGGCCTACCGCATTGTCACGACGCACGCCGATGTTGTAGTGATTTTGGCGATGTGTACAAATGCGAAGATTTGAGCGCTGATTGTTTGTCTTTTGCCTGTCAACGTGATCGATCTGACGCTTATCTTCCTTTGCCATACCCATGATTAGGCGATGCATGTAGACGCCCCTGAAAGCGCCAGCGTCTTTGATCATGGCACGCGCGTATCCGTTTGTGCTTACATGCCACCTCCACTGCGAAAGCAACTCATAATCCGCATCATCGACGAGAGCTACTGCGCCGTGTGTCAATGGAATCTCTTTCACGTCTTACCCCGCATGCAAACGCAAGATCTAGGTTAATTTGGCTTAAAGAGCGCTACTGCTTGTAGCTGTATTATACCGTATATTGTTTCGCACTACAAATGAAACGCGTTGTCAATCGGTAAGTTGTGACTCAATTTCAATCACTCGCACTCCTGCCGCTTTCGCTTGCTTGATCATGTTCGCCGTGCCTCGGCCGCCGGGAAATGCGATTACCAGATCCGGCTTGTAATCTAGCATCCGTGCGTTGCGAATTGGCCCGGCTCCGCGCCCATTCTTGCTCCAGTTTGCAGGCACGGTCAGGCAGTCGATGCACCGATTCATCGCCCAGTAATGTGCCAACTCGTCGGCTCCGTGCGCGCCACCCTCAATTAGCATGGCGATTGGATGCACCGCGTGCTGCGCGTCCAATATTGAAAGCATCCGCTCCATGTTGCGATAATCACGACCACCACATACGATTACTTTCATTTCCGCGACCTCCCAATTGCATACCCCAGCACGGCTGGGAGTGCCATCAGCGTGAGGAAAACCACTTTGACCTCCATGGTGGACTCTGCTGTACTGAATAAGGCGATGCCGACCCACAGAAACAGGAAGATCAGTATGTTCACCGGATCGGCTACAAACTCCGCGACTGCGCTTAAAAACTTCATTCCCGCTCTCCTGCGATGTTGATCCACTCATACCGAACGCCGTCATCTGTTGCTTTCGCCTCGACGTGCACGGTAGGCTGCACATGCTGAAACTCGGTGCCGGGCGCATTTTTCCACTTCCTGTTATGCATCGTCGGCGCCACATACCGCGGGCGGTGGAGTAGGTACACGGCAGCGAACACGGCGCAGTTGAATACGCCTAGGCCGTAGAAGGCGACGCAGAGTAGGGCGGTTTTCATGCTTTCTCCTTGGCCCGCTCGGCGTCGACTTCCGATGAAATCGCTTTCTTGTCTGGCGCGTTGTTCATAACGGCAGCGAGAAGCGTTTCGGTGTTGTCCTCGTATGCGATGGCCCACCGATACCGCTCCGCATCATCACGCAGCGCCTGCACCTCTGCCTCCAACGCCTCATACTCCGCGTGCAAAACGTATATGCCGTTCTCGCATTCCATGCTGCTCGTGCCGTATCTCTTGACCATTACGCTGCCTCCAATTCGTTAGTCGTTGCCTTCTTGATCTCTCGGGCCTTCGCCCGGTACTGAGCCTTCAATTCGATGATCTCCGGGATGGTGAGCTTTTGCGGGGGATGGTCGCCCTCGATCCATTCGACCTTCTCCAATCCGATCTTCGCGATAAGTCGCGGGCGATATGAACCGATGTTGCCGCTCAAAAAGTTGTTGCAGATACTGCAGCTCCGGTGCACGTTAAATTCGTTGAAGCGCAATTCCGGCGTCGATCCGACCGAGCGATAGTGCGATGCGTGCCATTGACCATCCCAAGTCGCCGGTCGGTCACAGGAGATGCAAGGCTCATTCGCATCCCGCGCTCTGATGAATGCATTGAACGCTGCCTGCAATTCCTTCAAATGTGTGCCGCGGGTCTTTGCCTTCTCCTTCGCCACCCGCGTTGCTACCCGTTCCTCGCGCTTGGCTCGGGCTTCCTTGCGAGCGTTGGCTTGGCGAACCAGATCAAGAGCACAGTTGACCGAGCACGCCTTGGACATGCTGCTGATCGGTTGAAAGGAGTTGCCACAAGATCGGCAGCGGCGAGGCTTTAGTGCCTTCTTCACCGGGATTGAAGTGCGGATCAAGATTCCCTCCACACGTGATAAATCGCCCACACTCCGAAATAGATGCCAAGACATATTCCCGCTGCCGGCGAAACGTGCGGAGAGATGTAGACAGCCGCGCAAATGGTGAAAACTTGGCTGTGTTTCATTCGAACGTCACCCCCAGCGTTTCGCCCGCATAGCTCTGCACGGCATCGAGATATTCCGAAAACTCCCCAACGCTCATCTGCGTCGTCGACTTCCGGCGCGTAATGATTTCGCCATCGGGCAGGGTGAGCTCGTCGAGCACGCCATACTTGCGCGCGAAGAATTCGTGCCACGTGTCTTTGTCGTATTGCCTTCCGTCGACCCATGCTGACTCGCTGACCTGCTTGAGCACGGCGCCCCAGTAAAAGCGGTTTTGCTGAGCGTTTCTCTGCCGCTCCTCGGCGGTGACGATCAGACGCAACGGCTCCCCCTTGTCGGCGAATGTGGGTGCATTCGCCTTGATGAAGGCTACGACGGCATTCCAGACGCCGCCGTTCTTTAGCGTGAACTCTCTGTATAGGGCGGCGGTCATGCTGCGACCTCCAACGAGACACGTCTAAACTCCGCCTGAATCGCCCGCACAATCCTTGTGACATACGCGTAGTTGTCTTTCTCGCGGCGCTTGAGAATCAGGTCATTGGTTCCCCACACAAGCCCGTTCGCGACATACTCGGCATCGCTTGAAGCAACAAACGATTCCAGCGGGGCTTCCGTGCCATGCGAGCCCCAGAATCCTGTCCATGCTCGCGCATAGCACTGGACCACCATGCGGGCGGCGCCCGGGCGGAACTGCTCAACGTAGACCGTGATGGGATCTAAACCGATCGCCTCGATGCGGTAGACGCGAAGTTGTTGTGGTTCGCTCACGCCTTCACCTCATGCGCCAGATACTCGGCATTCAACTCAGCCCGCAACGCGTCGAACACTTGCAAGTGCAGCGCCGTGACGTCGCTATCGTTGATGATGTGGCGCATCTGGCTATAGTGGTGCGACAGGGCGCCTTCGCTGCGGTGCGTCGGGATGGACGAACCTGCGTGATCCGGGCGCGTAATGAGCCAGGCGATGCCACCCATTTTCCTGACGGCTTCGAGCTCGTTCGGGAAACGGCAATCGTCGACCACGACCACATGTCCTGAGTTGATGTGCGCCGCGACTTCTTCCTGCCACAGACCCGCCCAGAAGTTTGCGCCGATATGGTCGCGGCCCCATTCAGTTCCGAGCGTGACCATCGCGTGCCGTGGCGTCTTTCCGCACAGCAGGTCGCAAGGCACCTCCTTGCGCGAGCCTTCGATTTCCTCTTCGTCAAGACCGATCGCCCGAAGCATGGTCTTGAGCGGGCCGGCGAACTTCACCAGCTTGTAGCGATGAACTTCCATCAGGTATTCGGCGACGGTCGACTTGCCGGCGCCTGCGTTGCCAACCAGGGCGATGATGTTGGGAAGGTCTCTCATGCTGCCTCCGGAATAAGATCGGCTAAGTTGTAAATTTCCAGCCCAAGCTTGTCGGCAGCCAGGCGCTCGATCTTGGCGCCAAACGAATTTGTCCAGCCCGGCAACAAACAGATCGCCGTGCAGCCGTCCATCGCCTTCAAATCGGCTGCAATGCAATCAAGCCATTTGGCTTCTGGGTCTGGATTGATCTCGACTGGGTTGACGACCTCCCATCGCATGTTCCGCAGACGCACCGCAGTGCGGTTAAAGAGCGGGAAGTTGAGGCGATCGATTCCCGACATGGGCCCGCTGATATAAATCCGGCGTGTGGTTTCGAACATGGTCATACCGTCTTCTCCTCATTCACTTCGCTCTGCGCCGCAATGGCTCGACGCTGCGCATCCATCAGGATTCGGGCGAAGCGGTCATGGCCACAGAAAATGTTGTTCGCAGCCATAATCTCGAGCATTTCTTTGTGGCTCATGCCCGCGACTAGTTGCGAGGGTTCGGGTAGGGTGTTCATGCTGGCTCCTTGATGTCGTCGGTTACTTCGTCGTTGACGGGGACGCCGCTGATCGGACGAAGCCAGTCATCCCATGCGATGAGAGCTTTTTCAGGATTACGCCGTGCAGGACGCTGATTAAAAATTCCGACCACTTCGACAACGGTTTCGCACTCAACCTCCCATGCGACTCCTTTTTCTTCGCGGGAATAGAGACGAAGCACCCTTACGATCTTTCCGATGTTGGATTCCCTGCTTGCTTTGATAACGATCGCCAGATCACCAGGTTTGCAGTTCATGCTGCGATCTCCATTTCGTCGGGTGAGTCGGTCAGGTGAATGTAGACGCGGCCCGAATCATTTGCCCCGACCTTGGCTATCTCACCCTGAAGCTGCATCAACATGTTTTCGAACGGATTCCGCTTTGCAGTTCGCATCCGATACGCAAGTCTTCCAAGACGTCGACGTTCCTCGATCGACTGACGCGGCGGCTTCGGTGCGTCCGGACCAGTTCCCAGCGACCATCTTTCGATGTGATGGCCGATATAGGTCTTCCAGTCCGAGACATAGACATCAGAGCCGTGCCGCGAACGAATGACATCGCATGCGTGTTTATGCGAGCAGCCGAATTTGATGCGCAGTTCCTCAATGGTCTGTCCGGGACTCTGTTTAAGCTCCCGTTCCATCGCCGGCCACAGCCATTGCGTGTCGCCGCGCTTCTTCTTGTCGTCGCCGGCAAGCTTCGTGACCATGCATTTGATTCCGCCGATAGGGCGGCCGGGTAGCAGATGCGCCATCGCCTTTACGGTCTTGCCGCTCGCGAGGATGCCTCGAGCAATGGCGATCTCCTCGTCGGACCACTTTCTGGCTCCCATGACTTCCTCCTAGAATGGGATGTCGTCGTCCATCTGCTCGAACCCGCCACCGGCCGGCGCACGGTTCTCTGCAGGCTTGGCGGACTCCTGACGGCGTTGCTGCGGACGCTCACCACCTTCGGCGCGGCCACCGAGCATCTGCATCTGGTCTGCAACGATGTCAGTCGAATAACGGTCGGTGCCGTCCTGCGCCTGGTATTTGCGTGTGCGGATCTTTCCTTCGATGTAGACCGTCGATCCCTTCTTCAGGTATTCGGAGACGATCTCGGCGAGGCGTCCGAAGAACGACACCCGGTGCCATTCGGTGGCTTCCTTCATTTCACCGGACGTCTTGTCCTTGTAACGGTCGGTCGTTGCGAGGCGAATGTTCGCCACCGCGTCGCCACTGGGCAGATAACGCACTTCCGGATCTGCACCGAGATTGCCGAGGAGAGTTACGCGATTAACTGAAGCCATGATTACGCCCACCTTTTATGATTAACGATCGCGGATACAGCCGGCTGGCTGATCCCGTACTTTTCTGCTATCACGCGCTGTTTCTCGCCATCCGAATACAGCGCCCTAACATTCCGCACATCCTGGGTAGAAAGCCTCGCCAACGGGTGTTCGGCGCCCCTCAATCCGTGCTCCGATCCTTTCGCTTGACGACCTTTCTTGACCTTGTCTTCGTTATTGACCGTGCGCGTCCCAGCAAACAGATGTTCCGCATTCCAGCAACGACGGTTATCGCAGCTATGTAGCGCGCAAATTCCGTCGTCCAACTTGTGCTTGTAATGCTCAAACGAAATTCTGTGCAGATACTGCCTAGTACCCTGATGTCGGACTGGAGCGTACCCATCTCGATTAACGTTGCCGTTGTATTCGATGCAGCCGTTCTCGCGGACTGTCGAATGTCTCAGCCACCGGGCCATTTGCTTCTCCGATGCCATTTTTCACTCCGTATGTTTGGTTATGCCGCTTGCAACATCATTTCTTCGAATTCGGTTTCCTTCGAACCGCCCTCGACTCGAGCGGTGACGGTGTTGATCGTGTCGACCACCAACTCGCGGCTCGCGACCTCGAGTTGGGCGTCGTGAACGGCGAGGGCGGTACTGACGCGGTCAGCGTCGTCTCCGAACAACTTCCAGACGCCAGTCAGATCTCCGTGCTTCTTTGCGCGCACGATGGCGGCCATGCCGGCTTCGATCTCAGCGAGGTAGTCAGCGCCGACGTCCTTAACGGCCAGTTCATGCGCGACGTCAATAGCGCTCGCGAGAACGTAAAGCGAGTCTTTGTCAGCGCCCTTGAGCAGCCGATCTAATGCGATGTGTGCCGCGATCTCGATGTCTCGCTTTGCATCCTCTCGAATCGGCATGCGGGCGATGGCGCGTTCCATGATTGCGGCGCAACGATTCAGTCGGCGGTTGGGGTCGTACTTCTTTCTAGACTTCTGGCTGCGGCTCATACGACCTCCAGCACGTTAGTACAACTACCTACGCGTCTTTCAGTTATTTCACTCATCTCGCCACCCCTTACTTGTTTCTCTCGGCCCACAACCTCAGGCCGTCCCGTATCTGTTGCGCCGCCTCTGGCCCGAACTCTTTGCTTATCGCCTCGATGTATTGGACGCGATGCTGTTTCGTCGGCCACTCGGATATTTCTTCGATCACTTCCTGCAGTCTCACCGGGTCGTGGATCATCAGAAGGGCAACCCGTCATCATTTGGGTCGACTGGCCCCTTGGCGTGTGCGATTGCATATGCTGCGTGCCATTCGGCGATCTCTTCTGCGACAGGCAAGCCCGTGGGCACAAACCAGAATTCGTCTTCTCGCTCGAGATAGAAGCTCCGGTTCTCGATCCACTTAGCAAAACCTGAGTGAACTCCGCCGTCATGCGTGCCAGACTCGAAACATCCGGCGCAGCCGCAGAAGACCGATAGGCCATCTGGAAATGGCGTCGCTTGCTCGGCACCAATCATCCAGCGTTCGCCGCCTGCACACGACTCGCGTTTCATTGCGGCAACGCCGGGAAACGTCGCGCGGATATCTGCAATCAATTCGTCTGTATTCACGCTGCCTCCTTCCTACGGTTGGTCATCGAATACGTGTTCGGCAAGACGCTCTTTTTGTACGGCTTGTATCTGCCGCAGATATGGTCGTAATCGAACTCGACCATTCCAACCTTGCCGTTCGTCTTTTTCCGGACCTTCTGGACATGAACCTGGACTGGCGATCCCGCCTGTACAACGTCGCGATAAACCGTGATGCAGTTGTCCGCCTTGTTTCTCCAGTGAGCCGAGCCGCTGACGTCATACGGCGTCGGAACCGGATATGCGCCGGTCGTCTTATCCTTCTGCAGCTTCGTCGGGTGAGCGACTAGCCATACGTGAACCTGATTGCGGCGGGCGAACGTCCGGATCTTCGTCAGCGCCTGGCTGATGTAGTCCGTTTCAGTAACGTTGCCGTCGCGGGCCGGGTTAATTTCATTCCACGGATCGATAATCAACCCCTGGATACCGTGGCGAAAAACCAGTTGCTGCGAGATTTCAAGCAAACCGTCGACAGTGGGGTAGTCGGGCAGCATGAAATGAAAGTGATCGTTGATGAACTTCAGCGCTTCGCTCATTTCCTTGAAGGACATACGATCCGTAAACCCTTCCATGAACGGCTTGCCGACAAATTTTTCCGCCATCTTCTCGACGTGATACTTGAGCGGCTGATTCTCCGGAGAGAAGATGGCGAAATTCCACCCGTAGTGGTTCGCGAGGTTCAGGGCAAGGGCATCTAGCCACTCAGACTTGCCGTGCCCAGGAATGCCCGTTACGAGCGTCCATTCCCCCGTCATGACGCGGTACGTATCATCCATTTCCGACCAACTCGTCGACACACCGCGCTCGGGGCCGTATTCGTAGTCGTTGAAAATCGACTCGATGATGTCGTTGACGCTGTACGTCCCTTCAATGGGAAGGGCTCGAGCATTCTTGATGCAATCCAGCAGGACGTCGGGGCCGTGCGTCAGCAAGACCTCGTTGGCGTCCTTGCAGTTTTCCGGCCAGACTACGATCAGACACTTCTCGCGACCGAGCCGGCGCACTAACTCTTCCTGCAGGCGTACGCCCGGCTCGTCGTTGTCGACGGCGATGATGTGCACCTTCACGTCTTCCAGGGCCTTCTCGGTGAGAAAGTCGAATTTGTTGCTGTACGACTTCGAGTCGGCAGCGGGCGCGCCATCTGGAACAGACACGCAGCTCGTCAGGCCCGCCATCTCGACTGACAGCTTGTCGATTTCGCCCTCAACCCAAATAAGGCCTTCAGGATCGATGTCGTTGATGCCGTACAAGATTCGCTCGGCGCCGGACGCCATGCGGAACATTTTGTCTTTCGAGCGGTACTTGATGTTCACCACTTCCTCGCCGCGGAAGTACGGGAACATGATGCAGTCCCGCTCTTCTTCGATCTGCGGGAAGTAGGTATTGCCTTTCGTGACTTTGTTGCGCTCGAGCGCCGCCGCATCGATGCCTCTAGTCTTGAACCACGCGACGGTGCCATCCGGCACTTGCGCCGGCGTGACGAATGCAGGCTTCGTGTAGACCTTACGGACTTCCGGCTTCTGCCATTCGCCGCCCTTGAGCGTGCCGCTCCAGCCGCAATGCCAGCAATTCCATACGCCCTGTTCCGTGTTGACGTTCAGACACGGATAGTTCTTTTTCTTGCGCGACGACGAGCACTGCGGGCAGGTCGTCTTGACCTCAACGCCGCTCTTGTTGCCCAAGTCGATTCCGAAATCACTGAAGCTTTTCACAGTACCAACCCCGACGTATTGCCTTTCGGCCTGTTGTTGATCTTCGCCCAGTCGCTTCTGATCGCTTCCATGAAGGCTGAATCCCAGTCGACATACTTGTATCCATTCGCCGCGACTTTCCGTCTGAAGGACGCCAAGTGCTCGTCAAGGAATTCGTATCCGTCTTCCGCCGCCCACGCCGCAACACGGTCGCTGATTCCAAAGTCATCAGGTATCGCCGTTTTGCGAGATTTCGGACGCGAAGCGTTCGGAGCACTCTCTTTCTTTTCTTCTCTTCTCTTCTCTTCTCTGGTCACGTTTATGTCACGCTCTGACCGTGACATTTGTCCATCTTCTTCCGTGACTTTGCTTCTCTGATTTCTCTTTCTTTCGGCTGCTAACCCGCGTGCCTTGGCGCTTTCGCCGTTGTGTCTGTCAAAGTTCGGGAACGTCACGCCGGCCGAGTCGATCTTCAGCCACCCAACAGAAACCATCGCTTCGGCGAAACCAACGTGACGAACGTACCGATCTATCCAGACATTTGTCACGCCGGGAGCGTGACCATCGCGTGACTGCGTATCGGCCCACCCCCACAAGTGGTGCAACATACCGACAACAGTGAACTCGTCGACAGACAAGCGCGCAGCTATAGATATGACGGCGGGATCATCCGCCAAAGCGATTCTCATCTTTATCCAATCCCCGGCCACTCACAGCCCCTTCAGGTCAAACACCTTGAATGCCCAATCGACCACCGGCTTGAGCCACATAGCGCGGCATACAAGCCACATCAGCGATCTCTTGAGCGCGGTCCTCATCTTTGCTTTCCAACTTTCAACAAATAAGCCCGCAGCCTGCGGATAGCTTCGCCGGCCATGCGCGTTGCAGGCGTATCCTCTTGGCACACAGTCATGCGATGCAGCAGTTCCGAAAGCGCAGCGAGGTCCGGATCGGCAATCGGGAAGACGTCGACCGGCAGGCTCTTAACCAACGAATCCAGCGCCCTGTTAATGCGCAATTCAGCACTGGACACCCGACGAACTCCGCGGGCGCTCACAGCGGCCTCCGATGCTTCGGCTTCTCAGTCATCCGCGCGAGCGAATCACACAGAAGGGTGACGAGCTGATGCTTCTCGGCCTTCTTGCGCGTCTGCCCGATCTTCTGGGCCAATGCGTCCTGGTCGCGCCACTTGGCCGGTTCCCGATTCAGAAGGTCTCGTTTCATCTCACCCCCTAAGACAAACAATCACGGCCACCACCGGCAGCACACACAGCACCGACAGGCAGACGCCGAACGTGACTGGCGATGCCATCAGGCGGTCAATCAGCGAGACGCTCTGGCTGGCCTGATATGCCTGCCATTGGGCGCGCTGAAATTCGTTGCGTTTGTGGAGGTTCATGCGGCCACCAATCCCATAAAGCCGGCGCCCTTGATGGCATCAAGTTCAGCCGCCATAGCCAACAACCGCTCGTATTCGTCACGCGGCACCGGCACAAGACCAAGCTCAGCGCATTCGAACTGGACCGGCGCATACGTGCCGCACAACTTCATCAGCGCGACGCGTTTCTGCATCAGTGCGCCGGCATTGCCTTGCAGTAAGCGCGACATATATCCCTTGTCGATCGACAGTTGCTTGCCAACGTAGTCGTGTGTGAACTTGGAAAGCTGGATGCAGAGACGCACAGCATCGAGTTCGTCATCACACATATTCACTAGCTCGTTAGGGGCTGCTTTCACTTTCTTTACCTCGCCGTGCATGGGCATTTCACGTTGCTGCATGTTGTTCACCTTTCCTATGGTTTGTGCCTCTTGCGAGGCGTTGACGGTCCATACTGGAGAAAATGGCGACAGTTCATGCCGCCA